AGGTCGGGGCGGCCGTGCCAGTTGCTGCGGCCGGCGTGCCAGCAGCGGTCGGTGTCGCTTCCGAAGACGGTGCGGCGGCCGTCTCTTGCGATGAGGACGTGGTAGCTCACTTTAGCGGCGGGGTTGGTGATCCAGGCGCAGCTGCCGTGGTAGCTGCCGTCGCTGTGATGCAGGACGATGGCTTCCGGTTTGATGCGGTGGGCTTGTTTGTTCGGCGTGCTGAGTCGGCGCTCGTCGTAGGTCGTCAGCGGTGGCTCGACGGTGAAGCTCGGCCTGGATGCGGAGACAAAGTTCGGCGAGGCCGGCGCTGGGGTAGCGTCGGATTTCTTGCCAAAGATTCTCTTGAGCCAGGTCCACATGGGTTATTTCGCGTGACCCTTGGGCGGGGGATTGACGGTGACGGTGGCTTGTTGCTTGAGGAAGTCGTAGCCGACGGTGACGCAGCTGGTCATCGACAGGGCGATGAGCGCGAGGGCTGAGACTTGGAGGAAGCGGCGGGTCCGGAGGCCCCGCCCTACCTGGTCGGCTTGCGGTTTCATCCTTGGTTTTACAGGCGGGCGGTGCCGTCTTTCGCTACCACTAATCCCCATGCAGCCATGAGGCTGGCGGCGATGAGGCCGATGTCGGGGATGGTGCCGGTGGCGAGGAATTCCTTGGCGCCGGTCGCTAGGGCGATGAGGGCGGTCAAGATTCCGATGGTCGTTGTTTTCCAGTTGCGCATATTATTTGTCTTTCTGTTGCTTTTTGCGGAGGTCGTGGAGGACCGAAATTAGGGTGACTACGCCGACGGCGAGGCCGACACATAGACCGGCGACTCGGAGGGTTGTTTCTAAATGGGGCAGCATGCTGAAGACGCTTGAACCAATGCTGGTCACGGTGCCGATCACGCCCTTCTCGGTCGTCGAAAAGTTATGATGAAAATACTGCATGCTCATCGGTTCGGGTCTTTCGTCTCTTGGTCTTTTGGTCTTTTCAGCTCTTAGTCTCTGCCTACTTCCGGTAGGCGATGACGGACCCGGCGTGCAATTTGATCGCGGTGAAGATGCCGTCGATCGTCGTGCCGGATGGGATGGCGGTGGCGCTGCCACTGGTCAGGTTGGCGATGCCGGTGCTGTTGCCGGTCAAGACTTCGAATTTGGTGGCGTTGTCCAGGCTGTCGATGCTGACGAATTCGCCGGTCACTTGGGTCGTGTTGGCGATGAGGACGCTGCCGTTCTGGCGGTTGGTTGTTCTTACGTTAGGGTGCATAGGTTTTTAGAGTTGGCAGTTGGCAGTTTTCAGTATCAGTTGGTTTGCTCTGCAAACCTGTCTCGCGGACTCGGCTGGCAGTTCAGAAGGTCTTTTGGTCTTTTAGGCTCTTGGTCTTTTGGTCTGCCTGGGCGGCTCAGTAATGTCCGATCCGGGCGGACCAGGCTTGGGGTTGGTTTTGTTGGAAGTAGAATTTATCTCTTTCGGTCACTAGTTCGTTCATGGCTTTTTCTTCCATGAGGGTTGATTTCGTGAGCTGGCCGTCTTCTTCGAGGAGGCTGGCGGTGAGGTAGTAGCCGACGGCTTTGCTTAGGACGGCGGGGACGGTCGCCGAGAGATTTGATGTGGTGTAGGTGTCGGGGCGGAGGCGGTATCTCACCCAGGCGGTGGTGGGGATTTCCGCGTCGTCGGGGAAGCGGATGCTGTCGCCGAGGAGGCTGTATTGGAGTTCGCGGGGTGAGGCGGTTTTGTTCGGGTTGTCCCGAGTGATGGCAAAGACTTCGCCCATCGGGGTCTCGCCGCCGCCTTGGTCGTAGTCGATGTAGAAGCCGGTGGTTGCGTTGCCCTGGATGGTGCGCTCTTCGATGCGGCACAATTCGGGCCAATCGGCCCAGGTCCAGCAGGCCTCGATGGCGTCGTTCGCCGACGCGACGAGCATGGTCTGCGCACCGGAGGGAATATTTGCCAACGCAGAGGCGTCGTTGCCGACTCTCTGCCAGGCGCGGAGGAGGATAGACTGTAGGGTGACGGTTCGCATAAGAAAGGGCTGAGACTTGAGTTTGAGACTTGAGTGATATTGCTGCGGCGGGTCCGGAGGCCCCGCCCTACCCCATTACTCAGGTTTCAGGTGTCAGGTTTCCTCCTTGGTTAGTGTTTGCATGGCGGCTTGGACGGCGGCTTCGAAGGTGATGGGCGGCTGCGGCCAGTCGTTGCGGGGGCTTGGATCGGACGCGAAGATGGATAGGATCTGCTGCAAGTATTGCTCGATGGCGTCCAGCTCGGGGCTTTGCTGGCCGGCGGCGGCGAGGGACTGGCGGAGATAAAGCAACGTGGGCTGGCGTTCGCCGCCGAGGCCGACGGATTTGAGGTGTTCTTCGGCGGTGACGGCGGGCGGCGGCGTGGGGATCAAGCTGCGGGTGGCGGCGTCCCAGATGAGCGTGCCGTTTTGCAGTCCTTCGCCTTGCTCGTCGGTGAGCGGGAGCGCGGTGATGCCTGCGGGGAGCGGATCGGCGATGACGGTGCCGATCGAGACGGACTCGCCGGTCGTGGAGTTATAGAGGAGGTGCCAGTTTTGCATGACTTATGGGATGCCGATGAGGGTGAAGCCGTAGCGGTCGGGGTTGGCGGCGATGTTGTGTTTTACGGCGAGGCGTGAACCGCTGGGGATGTTGCGACCGAAGAGCGACAGATACGGAGGTGTCGATTGCACGAACTCGTTGGCGTTGTAGTTGGCGATGCTAACGCCAAATGTTTGCTCGCTGCCGGATGCGCCAACGCCGATGTCGAATTGTGGATTGATGCTGGCAACGTTGCTGTTGTGCAGCGACGGAACAAAGGCAACGGCACGGTAAGCGCGGGAAGTCGAGGCGATGGCTTGCACCCATGTGCCGCTGGCGCCAGAAAAGCTGATACCTTGGCTGGTGGCGGTGTCGCCCGTGATGACATCCACGCTGGTCGGGGCGGTAGCGTAGTCGCCGCCAACATCAAACAGGAACACTTGCGCGGTGGCGGTTTTTCCGCCGGTGACAACGGACTGAATGCGGGCCGCAAGGCGCGTGCCGCTGGCGATTTTGAAAGGAACGGCGACGCAAAGACCTGTGGGACCTGCGGTGGTGACTGCGCCGCCAACGCCGAGGTTTGAGATGATGACTGTCTCGGAGCCACTGGCGCCGGTGGCGATGTCGATGAGCGTGGCGGTGTTGGTGGTGGCCGTGTTGATGTCCTGCACCATGAGCACCAACAAACCTGCGTTGGCTGAAGACGAGGCGATGAGTTCGGAATACGACCCTTTGGTATGCGCGGAGGTGTTGGCGGTCAGCGATACTTCGGCGCTGGAGTTGACCAGAGTGTAGGACTCCTCAAACCAATCGACGTTTTTCCAAAGCGGAGTGCTGCCGAGATAACCTTTTTGCAAGAGAGCCATAGGTCAGGGATCGGTGATGAGATACAACGTGGCCGCGTCGGGACTTCCGATGGCGTTGTATTCGGCTTGGGTGAGGGAGACGATGTTGTTGACCACGTCGCTGCCGCTGCCTGCGCTGGTGTCGGAGACGACGTTGGTGCCGGAGCGGTCGGCGGCCGTGAGCGTGCGGGTCTGGCCGGTGGTGATGCCGCTAAGTTGGAAGGCTAGATTTTTGGAGCTGTCCGCGTTGTCATAGAGGAGGAAGTTGGCGTCGTTGAAGACGTCGGGGAGGATGCCGGCATACGTCCAGTCGGCGTCGCGGGAGACTCCGGCGGTGGCCGTGCGGATGTAGATGCCGGCGGGTTTGCGGGCGATCAGCCAGGTGCCGCTGGCTTCGCGGACGAGCCAGGCGGTGTTCAGTGCGGCCGATCCGTCCAAGGGGAGGTCGGTGTAGGTGGCGACTTCTCCGTCGATGTAGCTCGCCCCTCCTCCAGACCCCTTGAGGTCGAAGTTGCCGGTCAGCGGATTGAAAGCGAAAGACATAGGAAGACTAAGAGACCAAGAGACTAAGAGACGAAGAGCTCATGAGCGGACGACGGTGGCGATGCGGGCGTCGTCCGAGGACGGCGTGCCGCCGACGTAGGTGAAGGTGAGCGTGGCGACTGTCTGGCTGCCCTCCTTGTAGACCACCGTGGAGAGATTGTTTGTCGTGCTGACGTAATTCAGCTCAACCGCGTTGTGCTGCGGGATGTTTAGTCCGGCGATGTTTCTAACTGAGACGTTCGGGTGCATGGGCTAAACTTTCTAATTTCGCTATAATTAGGCGGCGGGTTGGGCGGACATGCCGAGTTGCTGGTCTTGCTGGAGCTTTTGCAGCGCAGGCTGGGCGCCGGTGCGGCCGATGACGGCGTTTTGCGCTTGTTGAAGTTGGAACTGGAAGGCTTGTGCCCTCGCGTCGATCATGCTGCGGAAGATTTCGTCTTGCTGGTAACGCTGCTGGACCGCCGGATTGCTCTGGATGATTTGCTGCAGGGTTTGCAGGCGGACTTGCGCGTTTTGTCCGCCCTCTTTGAGCGGGGGTTCGGTGCCTGCGGCGATTTTGGCGAAGGCGCCTTGCTCGTCTTCTTGCTCGGCCTGGGTAGCGGCGCCGATGTCCTTGATGAGGATGCCGGCGAGATTTGGGTCTACTGCCTGCATCATGTATTGGACCAAGCCAACTCGATCGATAACGCCAAAGCTGTCCAAGGGAACCAAGACTTTGGCGAGGTAGTCTAATTTGGCGCCGAGGGCTTCGGAGTCGAGCAACCGGGCGTCGAACTCGCAGGTCACATCAAAACGCCCGCGGATGTCATTAGGACTGGCGGTGAGCGGGAGGTTGGGGTTGCCGGTGACGCGGGCGACTTCTTCCGCGGTCATATACTGCTGACAAAGAGCGAGCGTCTGGACCAGACACAGCTTCATGTCGAGGAGCCAGCTATCGACCAGCTCTTGGGTGTGGAGCATGTAGCGTTGCGGCGGGACGGCTTCGCTGATGCGGCCGAAGTAGTTGTCCACGTCGTTGCGGATGGA